CACGGCGGCCGACATGTAGCACCGGCAAAGGCTGCGCAGGATGGTAGCGACTGGCTCGGACGGATCTTCGGCGTGTTCGGGAAATCCAGGGTTCCAACTGCTTAGAACGCCCCGACTAGGGAGCCGAGTAGGTGCCTCGGCGAGCCGAAGATATGTCGGCTTCGCGAAGGAGGGGTGCTCCGAAAGGGAGAGCCTAGCGGGTGTTCTGACAATCGGCGACAAACGTACCACGTCGTCGACGTCCTTAAAGTTCCAGGTACCTGGAGGTGTTTAGTTCATAGGTCATGCCGATGCAACGAGTTGCGAGGAATTGTTGGCCGTGTCCTTGGGGCTGTGAAGCACACCCCCAAACCCGAAGCGATAGCGCGCGTTTCGAGGGCTGCCCGTCGGATCATGCGGGATTTGAAGCGGAAGAATGACTTCGTCAAACTGCAGTACAGCGAGATTTTCGGACTGTACGGTGGGGCGAAGCGATCCAAGTACGAGAAAGCGGCTTTGTCTCTGGACGAGTCGCCGATAGATGTGCGGGACGCTGAAGTAACAGCTTTCGTGAAGGCCGAGAAGCGCAGAAGCGATGACGTCAAAGACCCACGCATTATCCAGATGCGTAATGCGCGGTATACCCTGGAGCTTGCCACCTATCTCAGACCCATGGAGATGGCGTTGAAAGGCTACCGCGGGGAAACCCGGGTCCCACAGCGGAGCAGAGTTATCGCCAAAGGTTTGAATACCTTCCAACACGCCAAACTGATCATAAAGAAGTGGAAGCAGTTTGGCAAACCTGTGTGTCTGTCCATAGACGCATCTAGGTTCGACAAACACGTGAGTGCGGAGCTCTTGGGAGTGGAACACTCGGTTTGGTTGGGCCTTAACCCAGAAGAGAAGTTGCGGAGACTACTGGCGGCACAGATCAACAACAAGTGCAGGACCAACTCCGGCGTTAGATACAAGGTCCGAGGCAACCGGATGTCAGGGGATTACAACACAGGGGTGGGGAACTGCTTGCTAATGTCAGCGATGATAGAGGCTTT